ATAATTTATCCTAACAGATAAGGGGTGGATAAACCACCCCTAATTAGAGTTTTTAGTTAATTACTGATTCAGCAAGTAATTCAACTCCGTATGAATCATGTAGCTCACCTACACCAAATACGGCAGTCGCAACAATTTCATCAGCTCTCAAAGACGCATCTCTTTGAGTTTCTATCTTCAGATCTTGCATCATAGCTAGACCTAAAGCATCTTGTGAAAAGATTGCTCCTTTACAATTATCAGTATCAGTTGTTCCGTCAACATTTGAAGATTCAAAAATTTGAACTCCTGCAATGTTTCCAATGTAACCTGTTCTTAATGCTTCGTTAGTTAAATCGTTTGGATTTGGATTAACGAAAGTATTAGTTAGATTTTTCTTTACATTGTACGCAACTTTTGGGTTCAAGACACCGTAGTAAGGTCCAGGAACATTAGCTTGTCTCAATGTAGCTACTGCTTGGAAAATTTTATCTACAGTTAATTCTTGTCCTGCACCACCGATACTGCTAGAAAATCCGTCAAATAATGCTGTTAAGTCTTGATCCATTTTTGTGGCGATTGCTTCACCAAATAATTTACCAATATCAGCTGCAATATTTCTAGACGAAGAATTTCTGGCTAAGTCCGTTAGTGTGGTCATAATTCCTATTTCTGAAGCTGTAATAGTTACAGAAGTTGGATTGACTGCTGTGTTTGAAAGATCAGTTGCCTCGTTTACAGCTGCTGCTGATACAGTAGAAAAAATCGGTACTTCTACGGATTTACCTCCGCCTGCAATAGTGTAATTTCGGACTAGACCTCTCATAACAGATTGTTCGCTTGCCACAAATAAAGCTTCTGCTACGATTTCCGTATATAGCTCACTTATGGTGCTCGATGTTGTTTCGTTGGCCATTTTATTTTACTCCTTAATGGTTACTGTTTATTGTTAATAATCCTTTGTCCAGAATCTCTCTGCTTTCTATATTCAGCATACCTTTTCTTGTCCGCTGGATTATTCATATCTATATCACTCAAATTTAAGGTTGTATTGAGCTCTGTCCTATCCACATTTGACACTGTGCCACTACCACTAGGAGTAGCAGTAACAAAGTGAGGGTTCTGTGTCAAAAACTCATTTACTAACTCGTCAGTAGTAAAAAGTTCACCCTTACTGTTATATCTAGCTATACCGTTTTTATCAACAATTTCAACCCCTCCTGTATCATTGAGCTTGATATTATTTTTTAACAGTTCAACCACTTGATCTGGATTGATCGCTCGATTTTTAGAAGCAGAAGATAATAAAGCTTTATTAATCTTTATATCTTTCAACTCGCTTTCTAAACTTGTATATTTTTTATTGAATTCCTCCGATTTCTCTTTGAGGATTTGTTCGAATTCGCCTTTTTGTATCTTTTGTTTTTCTTCAGCTTCTCTTGTTGATCTTACTGCATTGATTGCAGTATCTAAATCTTCAACATCTAATTTTTTGTATATCGAAGCTCTCTCTTTAGCCAATCGTTGTTTAACTATATTATTTACATCATCTTCTGTAAATGTATTTGAATTTACAGTTTCAGTTGTTTGTTCTTTCGGTTGTTCTTCAACCTTTGTTTCCGTAGTTTGTTCTACTTGATTTTCTTCTGCCATTTAATACTCCCTTTTATATATTCCAATTAGGATCAGTAGGAATCCAAGTATGTCGACAACGATATCCACCTCGAACTATAAAAGGATCGCCTGGACTTTTGCCTTTCCAACCTTCAGAATTCCACTTCTCTCTAATTTCATCTTCGGTTAGTCTATTGTTTAGCATATCTCTACAAAATTGTCTAGAATCCCTTATTAATGTGCCTGTGTAGATAAAATGAGTTAGTCCTGCATCTTTTGCTTTTTTAATTGTAAATTGTCCATGAAATTGCATAACTGAATCATGTGCTATTTGACTAGCATATCTTCTTAAATTATTTCCTGCACGATCCGCAGCATATTGAGTTTGTAATTTTCTTATTGCTTCATTTACTCTTTTTTCCATTTTAGGATTAAATTTATTTTCATTAATAAAATCAACAAGTTCATTTATTTCTGCGATATTTGATTGTTGATATACTCCGTTGATATGTCCTCTAATATTAGAAACCATATCGTTAAAAGGTCTGCCAGCTATTACACTTTGATAAACTTCATCATTTATTACTTTTAGAAATCTTTCAGCAATATCTTCAAATCCTTGAAATGTTTGTGTTTTCAATAAATCTATTGTTGTTAGATCAACTTGTGTTAGTCCACGAAAACTAGCAGGAATAGGCATTTTTCCAAAAGTATCTAATACAACTTTAGCAATTTTATTATATTCTTCGTTAATAATAATATCAGCTTCTTGTAAGAATGTTTCTTGGATAGCTCTTCTTAATTGAGGTTGTAAAGCTATTGCAAGTCTTATATCTGTTTGATCTAAATTACCTTTGAAACCTGTTGTAACTGTATTAACGACATCTTCTTCTAATCTATATAAAACATTTAATATTCGTTCTTCGTGTTGATCAGCTAATTGATCTAAAATCCTGGACATAAATTATAATGGAAAATTTTTCTTCCATGCTCTTATTGACCAATACGCAGGACTCAAAGTCTTTTGTCCTTTTACTTCTTTTAAAACTCCACCCATTCTAGCAAGAAAAGATCGTTGTCTAGCAGGATTATTTTTTTTTATTGACATTCCTCGAAATCCAAAAGTTACTTTTTTAATTTTTCCGCTTGATTTATTTTTTACATAAACCCCAAATTTTTTTCTTTTATTTTCACTTGCTGATAATCGAAAAGGTTTATTTAATTTAACTTTTCTTCCTTGATAAGTTGCCATTATGCTGGCCCTCCGTATTTTTTACTTTTTACTTTCTTTCCTTTAAATTTACCGGATTTACGAGCAACTAATCCTCTAGCTATTGCTGAGGACATTTCCGTTGATCCTAATCTTTTTTTTTGTCTTAATTTTTTTTTCAATAAAGATAAACTAGGAGCACTCATTTTCTTCGTTTTCTTTTACTTGCTCTAGCGATTATATCTTTATCAAAAGTTCCAGATCTACCACGACTAATTAATTTATTAACTCTAGCCATAGCCCAAGCAGCCATTGGAACTCGTCTACTTCCGCCTGATAAAAATGCTCCTTGTCCTCTACGATATGAAGCTTTCAAATCTGCTAGATTAAATAATTTTGATTTTTTTGCTTTTGCTTTTAATGTTCTTAAAGTTGAAGCTGATAAAGGTTTTCTAAATTTTCTAGCCATTATGCTTTAGTCCTACTCCTTAATAATCCTCTAGGAATAAATCCACCGGATTTATAGATAGATGAAACTCTTTTGATAAGATTTGCTCTTCTTGTTTTTTTTGCTCCTTTTAATCCAGAAAGATATTTTTTTGGAACATCTGTGTCTTTATCTCTTGGAACTTTTCTAACTCGTTTCTTCTTCTTCTTCGCCATTTACTCTTTGTCCCTCAACTTCAGTTGTTTGGAATTGTCCTCTTACAGTTCTCGTTAAATCTATTTCATCATTTATTCTTTTTATTGTTTCATTATCATCAATGACTGCTTCAGCTATTTGTTTATCTAATTCTTTGTTAAATGTTTCTGATTTTATTCCACTAGATTTAGCCATTTGTAGATATTGTAAATCATTTGCCCAATCTCGAATATCAAAAGTATCTGGATAATCTACTGATCCGTCCCATTCTCTATCCTGCCAATTTGCAAATAAACCCCAAATATGTTCCTCTGCATTTTCTAGATAATCTGCTTTTTCTGATAATCTTGCGTTCAACAATTGGAATTCTGTTTGTAATGCAATACCACTAGCGATCTGTTGTCCTGTTGCTCTTACTGATCCCATATGAGTTATTCTATCAATAGCATCAACTTTATTCTGAATACATTTCATTATTCCGTCTAAATTCTGCCCACTCGGTTGAATTATGTACGGTTTTAAATCTGCTTGCATATCTTCCGGTATTTCAATAATTGATCCAGCTCCTGCGCTGGCTTCTACATTTGGAGTTTTTACTAATGAGGGGTGATTAGCTAATCTTATTAATTGTTCTTTTTCAGAATAATCATTGTAAATTGACTGTTGTAAAAATGCAACATCTGCAAGATCACTAATTCCTATTGGTCTTTTTGCTCCTCTTAAATTATAAACATTTACTGCAGGAATTTTTCCTAATGGATTTTCTATTTGTTCTAAAAGTTTTGCATCGCCTTCTGCATATTCTTTTTCATAATCTTCGACTTCATAAGTTGAAATGGTTTCTTCTGTAAAAACTTTGATGATCGCTCTATCTTCATTTATATCTTCAACCAATACTAACATGTCTAAATAAAATCTACCGCTAGGAGCTCTTCTATAATTCCAATTGACAACATTTTCTGGAGTATAAATTGAAATATACGGTCTAATATCTTGTTGTAATTCTTCTGCTCTAGTCTTAAAATTTGTTTGAGGTTTATCTACTATAACCCAACAATTTCCATAGATACTTGCGTTCATTTGAACTTCACGCATTATTGTATCAAAACTTCTTCCGTCTAAATCTGCATCAGCAATAAATGATTCTAATTGTGGATCACCGTCTAATGTTCCATAATCTCTTGTCGGAGGAACTCTAAATAAAAAACTTGTGTAGATCTGAACTACATTTTTACAATGATTATCTAATGGAGTATGTCTAATTCTTTGATCGTATTCTTCTGGAGTTTCCAGGATATATCTATGTAAATAATATCCATTTTTATAATCATTTCCGCCAAGATAACTTCTTATATAAAATTCCCAATTTGCAATATTTGCATGCCATAATCTATGTTTTTGAGTTAAAATTTTTCTATCCATTAACTAAACCTTTGTGGTGGACTAGGATTAAAATCCCTTTTCAACGGATAATTATATTCAATCAAATATCCTAATGCGTCGTTCATATGATCATAGCCACTATCTTTATCTGGTATATGTGTTCCCTCTTTGTATATTTGTCTTTCTATGCTTTTTATTACATTTTTGCAAGAATTTAGAATGAACAAACTGTTTTGTCCTTTTACATTTTTTAATTTTGAATTTACTGCATTTATTCTATCTCTTACTAATGGAGCTTTATTTCTACATTTAACTTCAAATCCTGCATTTTTTAATATTGCTAAATCAGTCATTCCACCAGCAGAAGTTTTGCGTTGTCTAGCGCTCGGATCGGGGTAAATAATAATTTTTTTATTATATCGTGTTTTTATTTCATCAACCATTTCATTTGTATTGCTACTATAGATTTGTATTTCATCTATAACAATAATAATATCATTTTCTATTACAGAAACAACAGCACACATGGGTTCCACATTGAAATCTAAACCAATATGAAGAGTTAAATGATTGTTACGAAATGTTTCAATAATATTCTTTTCTCTATTAAAATTATAATAAATCATTCCAGAATAATTAACAAAAGTTGCTTCATATTCTTGTTGAAAAGTTCTTAAATCTAAATCATCTTTTGCTTGTTCTATTTCTTCTTTTGATACTTGCTCGCCCTCTAAAGTCGTATATTTGAATGATTGCCAATCTTTATTAGTTTCCGCTAATTTATATAATTGATATGACCAATTTCCAAATCCTCTAGGACTAGTGCAAAATAATGCATGTCCTTGAGTATCAGATAATGTCGGTCTTAAAACTTCGTACCATGCTTGCTTATGAATATCTGCGAATTCGTCCATAACTAAGAAATCTAGACCTATTCCACGCAAGCTATTTTCGTTATCTGCTCCTCGTAATGATATTCTAGAATTATTTCTTAATACGATTGTTAGATCGCTATTATTAATAGATTTTACCCATTTATGCTTAATTAATTTATCTTTTAATTCATTCCAACAAATTGATTTTGCTTGTCTATAACTAGGAGCTACATACCAGACTTTTTTATTACTATATCTAGCAAATTTAGCTAATTCATTTATAGCTAAATAAGTTTTGCCAAATCTGCGCCCAGTAATTAAAACACGAAATCTTGATGTATTAGTTATGACTTCTTTTTGAGGTTTGGATAAAGGCATCTATCCCCATTGATTAGCCATAGCTTTAGCCATTCCAGGAAAACTCATATCCCTATTTCGTTCTTTGTTTGAATACCATTTAGGCATTTTTTTACCACCATGTATTACGAATTCGCCTTTATCAGCATCTTTATTAAATAAAGGTTCTGGGCCTAATGGGTGTGTAGCAACTAATTTAGATAAATTTTTTAGCCAAAAACAAGTTTTTTTTTGATATGGATCACCAAAATAATAAGGGTGAACTGTTTGATCTGGTAATCTAAATTGAGTTGATAAAACAGATACAGGATTTTCTATACATATTTTAGGAATATTTGATTCATATAATTTTTTTACAAATTCTATTGCTCTTTTTTGTTTTTGATTTTTATCTTTAAACCATCTAGCTCCACTTACTGCTAAATGAGTGCAAGGAGGATTAGCAATCATCAAATCCCAATCTTTATTTAGATGATTAAGAACATCATCTTTTATGTGATTTCCAGGAGTTTGAGTATCTAATATATCACATGAATATGCTTCATGTCCTTTTTCAGCAAAAGCATTTCTAATTAATCCAGAATATTCACAAGCAATTAAAACTTTTAATTTAGTCATATGACCATTGTAAAGGTTCTTCCGTTTGACTTGATTCTATTGTGTCCTGTTGTCCTAAAATATTTTTACCTAGAAATATGAGCATCGCCACATTCCCTTTATCTGCTGCTTTCCATTGTAATTGTCTCAATCTTATTTTTCCATTCACTCTTCCTTTTATAAGAAATTCCGAATAACTCTTTTCTATAAGATCTGGACTACATCCAAAAAACTCGCCTATTTCCTTATTTGTACAACCGAATTGAGCTAATTT